ATCTATCAGTTTCAGAGCATTAAACATCTCCACAGGACGGTTTACTACCGGTGTCCCTGATAACGCAATTATATGCGGGATCTTCCTTCCGAGCATTTTAATTGCTTTGGTTCGTTTGGCAGTGTTTGATTTGTAGTAATGGCATTCATCTGTGACTAATACTTGAGCATTGTATTGTTGTAATTTCCCGACCCAAGCAGATAGAATATCATAATTGATTATGATGATGTCTCCGGTAAGTGGGGTATCTGTTTTCGTTCCTGACAACACCTGTGTTTTGGGATTATTCACCCAAGTTTTTGCTTCTCTTTCCCAGTTAAGTTTCAGGGAGGCAGGTACTACTATTATCGCAGGACGTTTCTCTGGATGTAATTGAAGCCACGCCAGAGCTTGGACTGTTTTTCCTAATCCCATCTCATCAGCGATCAATGCTCTTCCATCTTTGGCCTCAATGAAAGAAACACCTTTCTTCTGGAATGGGAAAAGTTTTCCTCCAAGCCCTGAAATTTGTATTTTTTTTACTTCATTCACGTGATTCATGCGAAGTTTCTTCTTTTCAAGGAAGGTTTCTAACGCTTGATCTAATTTGAATCCCCACCATTTTAGACTTTCCACTGAGTCAACTTTCAGTGGACATGTCCAGAATTTTGGGTATTGGCTGCCGTGGAATTTTCGGCCAGACAGGGATTTAACATGTTCCAGATCGTCCCTATTGAAAGGGAAGGTTATCTTTATGAGGGGTTTCCCTCCGTTGTTTTGTATTAACTGTGCGATTTTTTTTAGGTTTTGTGACATTTGTCAGCTCCTTTTTTCTCCTTTCTTAGACGCCTAAAAGGCGCCCTATTTCTTCAATTACATCAAGGTCAGTGCACTTATTGAACATATCACGTATCTGCCTTTTTCTTTTCGCTACGCTGACGCCGTGACGCACCTCTACCTTTTTGATGCCGACGCCACGCCTAAAAAGAGCTAAGGCGTCTGAGTTGAAATGGTCGGAGCGGCAGTGCGCCCCGTCCTTGAACTCGAAGTAAATGTATTGTGTCATTTTTTTTCTCCTTTATCTTTTTTTATTCGTTGAAAATTTCTTCTACAGTTATTTTTTGCGTTTGGGTGATTTCTTCAACCGTTTTAATCGCCTGCTATGCAAAAACAGACGATAAAATAATCGCTATCGTTATAGTTATGATCAGTATCTTATTCATTCCCTTTTTTCTTCCTCCTTTATTTCAAATTTTTTGTAACATTCATGTCTGTTGAGCCTTTCCCCTTTGATTGGAATGATAAAGGGTTTTTCTTTGAATTTCCAACAAATCTTCCGCTCTGTGTTAAACGGGAGGTTAATAATAGTTTTTTTATCCAAGTCAACAGGATAGTATTTTGTTTTGAATTTTACCATTTTTTACCTCCTTTATAAGTTTTCGAATTCCTTTTTTTATTTAATTTATCTACAATATAATATCCTTCTTTAAAAAAGTCAAGCTTTTTTAATAATTTTTAAAATTTTTATTTTTAATAATTACAAGAGGTTATAGGATTTTCTTAATTTTTTTTAAATTTTCTTGTTTTTTTTCTTGTTTTTTTCTTGTTTTTTCTTTATTATAAAATGCAGGCGGGAAAGGATACGTAATAGAAGATGAATCGTAAAATAGAATTTACCTAAAAACAGATTAATCAAGTAGAAGCTTTGGCATCTGTTTTAACTGTTGAGCAGATGTCAGGGACAGGTTTTTATTTTGAGCACAGACAAAAAACCACCTGCACGAAAACTGACAACTAAACAGCGGGCGTGGCTCAAGGCGTATTTTGAAACATTCAACGCTACTGAAGCCGCAAGGCGCGCCGGGTACAGGTGCAGGGAGGATGATTATTTCACGTCAGTAGGGGGGCAAAACTTAGTTAAACTACGGGATGAAATCGAGAAATGGCTTGACGAGAACGGCCTTTCTGACACTTCCCTGAAATTGAAACTCGTCTCACTGATGAACGCCAAAGAGACCAGGTTCTTCGCGTTTGAAGGCAAGATTACAGACGAGCGTAAGGTTGAGGCGGTAGAAACCCAGCGCAGGACACTTGACATGGCGTTGAAAGTTAAAGGCCTGTACGCACCTGAAAAACATAACGTAGAAGGACTTGTAATCAACGTAAAGGTGTCTGATCAAGATCAAAACGATTGATATTAACATATCCCCAAAGGTTTTCAACGCTGCATACCGGCCATATCTGGACGAGCAGCGGCGCACGCAGATATTTTTCGGGGGCGCGTCCAGCGGCAAAAGCAGGTTTTTGGCCCAGCGCTGTATATACGACCTGCTGAAAGGCCGGAATTATCTCATAGTGCGCAACGTTAGCAATACGATCAGGACCTCGACATTCAATGAGATTCGCAAGGTCATATCCGCCTGGAATCTTGCCGGCCTGTTCAAGATCAACAAGTCTGAAATGACCGTGACATGCGCAAACGGCAGGCAGATTCTTTTCAAGGGTTTAGACGATAGCGAAAAGATAAAGTCCGTAACACCGGAAAAGGGTGCACTCACGGATATCTGGGTCGAAGAGGCAACCGAATGCAAAGAAGAAGATATCAAGCAGATTGAAAAGCGGCTTCGCGGTATTTCGAGCGTAAAAAAGCGGCTGGTTATGAGTTTCAATCCGATCATGCAAACCCACTGGCTGTTTAAAAAATACTTTGCAGGTTTTTTCGACTCTGACACGGTTTACCAGGACGAAGCCCTGTTTATTCTGAAGACTACGTACAAAAATAACCGGTTTCTTGAGCCCGACGATATCGCCGCACTGGAAAACGAGACCGACGAATACTGGTATAGCGTATATACGCTTGGCAACTGGGGCGTTCTCGGTGATATCATATTCACGAATTGGGAAGTGCAGGATCTGTCCGGCATAAAAGATAATTTCGATAACTACAGAAACGGACTCGACTTTGGATTTTCTGTGGATCCGACTGCGTTTGTCCGCAGTCATTACGACCGGAAGCGCAAGATCCTGTACATTGTTGACGAAATCTATGAAAGGGAATTGACCAATCCGGAGATAGCACAGCGGATCAGACCGCTGATCGGAAGCGAATATGTTACATGCGACAGTGCAGAGCCGAAATCGATTGCCGAGCTTCGGCAAAACGGAATCAAAGCCCTGGCCGCCAAAAAGGGCAAAGACAGTATAAATTTCGGCATTCAGTGGCTGAAACAGCAGAAAATCATTATCGACAGGTCATGCCAGAACACGATAAATGAGTTTCAGCTTTATCAATGGCGCAAGGACTCAGGCGGGAATGTGCTCAATGCGCCGGTTAACAAGTTTTGCCACGGCATTGACTCGATCCGCTATGCCTGCGAAGACGAAATGGCCGGCAGCGCAAAACCGCATGTAAAAACCGACGGCCGCAGGAAAACAGGCCGAATACTGAAGGGATACAGATGAGAGACACGCAGAACAAAGACAAACTTTTGTCGGGTCTGTTGTGTGTCCGGCCGCAGAACACCGCAGCGCCTGTCCTAGGACGTACGCCGCAAAGGCTGGTTTTGCACTGTCTGCAACACGTACTGGTACGAGGAACAAACCGTCAAGGGATCTCAAATGGGAAGGAAAACCAAATCAATCATTAATTTTCAAAACGCCTGGACAGTCTGGCAGATCGTGGGGCAAAGGCTTCCCGATCCTGACCCCGTGCTCCGCAAACTGGCTGGAGGTATCAGTATCTACCGCGACCTGATAGCCGATCCGCACGCCGCGGCCTGTCTCAGAAGCAGAAAAGCGCCGCTTTTAGCCAAAGAATGGGAGCTGTCAAAAGAAGACTGTCCTGCGCGGGTATTCAAGGCAGTATCCGGGTGGTTCTCGTCAGCAATTGACTGGATTGCTTTTTTGGCTGATGTCATGGACGTTGTTTTCTGGGGCTATTATCCTGTTGAATTGATCTGGGAGCTTTCCGGCGGCCTATGGTTTCCGGTCAGACTTGTTCCAAAACCGCCGGAATGGTTTACATATACAATCAACCAGGCCGGTGATCCTGAACTTCGTTTCCTCAGCAAACAGAACATGATCACAGGTGAGCCGATACCTGACAAATATACCATTATCTGTCCGCGGATAGATCCTTCTTACGACAATCCTTACGGTCGCGGTGTGGCCGGCCAGGTATTCTGGCCTGTGACTTTCAAAAAAGCAGGTATGGAATTCTGGCTCAACTTTCTTGAAAGATTCGGGCAGCCGTGGGTAAAGGGAACATCGGAACGGGTACTGAAAGATGATGACCTGGACGTTTTCTCGGACAAGCTCAAAAATCTGGTGCAGGATGCTGTCATAGCACTGTCCGCCGGCGAAAATGTTGAGCTGCTGAGCGAAGGCGGCAAGTCGGCTTCTTCCGCGGTATTTCAACAGATGTGCGTGTACCAGGATTCCCAGATCAGCAAGGCAATCTTAGGCCAGACGCTGACAACCGAAGTCTCTGACAAGGGAGCGCTTGCGACCGCAAAAGTGCATGAGAAGGTCAGAAGCGACATAGTTGAATCCGATGTTAAGACGGCCTGCTTCATCCAGCAGAACGTATTGGATTTGATCATGGAAAGGAACGGCTATCCAAGATCATCCGCTCCGAAGATCCTGCCTTACGAGCAGGAAGATATCGGTACAGACAGGGCGGGCAGGGATGTCAACCTGACAAAGGCAATGTCTCTGGCAGGCACTGCATTGACACCGGTATATTTCAAGAAAGCCTATAATCTTGATGATGAAGATATTGCCGGAGGCGGGCCTGTCCGCCGGACAGGCGGACAGGCAGGGCAGTTTGCAAGCCCAGCATTGCCCGGTATCGGATCCGGGCAGGCGCAGCTTGAAAAACTGATTGACGGTTCGATCAAAGAAACAGATCCAATATTTGAAGATTTCACGTCGCAGATTATCGAGATCGTGAAAGAATGCAGAAGTTATGACGAGGTTGTCGGGAAGCTGTTTACAGCATTTCCTTATGCGCAGGTAAATCAACTGACAGCGCTGCTCTCAAAAGCGATATTCAACGGTCAACTGTGGGGAAGGGTGCATGCCGATTAAATTTGATCTTTCTTTGAAACCTGCAGAAGCAATAAAGCTTTTCAAGAGCAAAGGTTATGACATATCCTTCAACTGGCAGGACATATGGAAAGAATCCCACCAGAAAGCAT